TTCATTTTTATACTTTCGTTTTTGGGTTTATGCGTTAGCCGCCTTATCAAAAGCAGCATCAAATTTTCCAGTTTCTTTCTCATAAAGATCCATCGCTGCAAGAAATTCGTCATCATCAATCTTGCCGGCGCGGTACAACTTGCGCTTCTCATCATAGGCATAAAACGCCGCATCGTACGCGGCCTTTGCTTTTTCGTAATCGTTCATTTTTATACTTTCTTTTATTTGTTAACTTTCGGTTAATAAGCCCAATGGTAGTTAAGATATATAATAACTAATATTCAAAATCTGAAACTCAAAGCCGTCGCCGTGATTAAAAAGTTTCACATCCGTTAATGGACAATAAACAACCCATTTGCCCTTTGTGTATCTGTCCCACCCAATGCGACGGCCATCTTGCCATTGCTTAACGGATTGCTTTTCCCATTTAATGCCCTTTATACCGCCAGGGAAAACATCGTTTAAAAGAGCTAGTATATCCTTGCTAGACATACCTTGTAATAAATTAACTGGCTCATAATCGTTCATTTTTATACTTTCTGTTCGGCGTTATTGGCTGGCCTCTTTACCAGCTTGGAAACATTCAAAACGTTTTGCGCTTTGCGGGTCAAATCTTTTTTTATTTTTTTTCTTTGGCCCTTGCTTCCGGTTCCTTTCCTTCCTTCCGGGTTCCTTGCTTTCCTTCTGGTTCCTTCCTTCCTTTCCTTCTTTTGCTTCAAATTTGCGCTGTATAAGTCTTTGTGCGCTTCCCTTAGTCTTACCCTTGGCAATGAATAAAAACGCTTTATAGGCCAAAATTTTGCGCTTTTCCCGTGTACTAGCATAGAAAAGCCGGGAAGGCATTGCAACCGTTTGCACTTTTTAACGTGTGAAATCCGACACGTTTAACAGCATTGCGACCGTTTGCGCTTTCTTTGCATTTAAAACGCTATAGAAGGCCTTTTGACCCTTTCCACGTACCATAGCAAGCGTAGGCAAACAAAACGCTTTAAAACGCTATAGAATGGCATAAAAAAACCCGCCAAGTAAATGACGGGTCTTCGAATCTTAACTTATATACTTATTTTATTACAATGAATTGCAATTTCTTAGCCTTAACAGCAGCGCGGAAAATGCGCTTTTCGTTAAGCTTTTTAAGGATTTTTTCCGCTTTTTCTTTATTCATATGTTTAACTTTCGATTGATTCGATCACTTGCTTTAAATCAGCAAGAGAGAGAAGAAATTTGTTTTTGACCCCGTCTTTCAAATTTTCCGTTACTTTGGCTTTTAAGATGCCGTATTTGCCAGCATTGTCTAAAAAGCGCAAGTCTGTCTCATCCATAGAGTAGCAATCAGGAAGCGCACAGGCTTGTTCAAAGTCGCTTGCAATGACGGGAAAAGCGATTGATTGGCCGCGCTCAATAGCTTGCTTATAATGATTGACGCGGGCCTTGTTTGCTTGGCCATAAGAAAACGTCAAATGATAGTTTGCCAACTCGACGCGCTCAGGGTCTTTCGTATAGTCGTAAAATTGCACATCAGGAAAAGCATTTATGACGTTATAGAAATCAATGTCGCTTGTTCCGTTTAATCTTACGGAAAATTTTCGGCCTTTCCTTTCGGCGCGTTTTCTTGCGCTTTCAATTTCAGCGCATAAGACAGTTTCCGCAATGTCTTTTCGGTAGATTGATAGCCAGCTTTTAACAATGCGCGAAACATCAATTTTATTTTTCCCGCTTCTCTTTTCAATCAGCGCGTGGCCACTGGCAACTAAACAAGCAAGTCTGCAGCCGGTTGAAGCAAATTTGCATAGATCGACTCCAGCGTTTTTGCTTGCTGATAGATAAAGCACAAGAGTATCAAAGTTTTGCCTCTTTCCTTTTTCAATCTTTTGCGAACTGTTTACGCTAGCGAAGTAAGAAACTTGCAAGCCTTTTAAAAGCTTTGCCTTTGTGGTATAAGTATACTCTTTCAATATCTTTTCGGCCTGCATCAAAATGCCAAATTTTTCCGCCGGAAAGGTTTCAAGCAAGTATTTTTCGGCAAGGTTTTTTAAATCAGTAATGTTTTGGGCTTCTTTTGTTTTCATAAGTATTTAATTTATAAGTTAAGGTTAAAATTTATCTATTGAAAAAAACGGAAACTAGGCCTTTTATAGGCCTGTCTTGAAAGTCTTTTGCCTTTCCTACGAAAGGCCTTGCAAAATCCGGCAAAGGAATTGAGCCTAAACTTTCAAAGACTTCAATAACTTCCGGCATATTGGAATAAGTTTCCCGGAAGTCTAAACCGTTTGAACAATGCCAATAATGCTTTCCATCCGGCGCTTCCAATTTAGAAACAAACGCAATACCTTGCCAAGTATATGACTTGTGCGCTTTCCAGCCGTTTTCTAGTTTCCACGCTTCCCCTTTGGGAAGAGATTCTTCGCGTAAGTATTTTGCTTTCATAAGTATAATAGTTAAGGTTAATGGTTAAGATTAAATTTGCGTAAGATAAACGTTTGCGCCAAGGCCTTTCCGGGAATCCGGCATTTTTAAGATTTTTTGCAAATGCTTCCGGCTTATCCGGAAATTTAAATAATGCGGCAAATATAGGCCTGCGCAATTAAGATTGATGCCGGAATAGTTTGAACGGTGTTTAATGATGTTTTTCATAATGTAATAATAGTTAAGGTTATTCGCATTACAAAATATAATTAAATCCAAGTGCATTCGCTTTTCAATAATTGAATGCGTTGCAAATCTTTCGTGAGAATAAATACATTAAGTAGTTCATCAAATACTTGTGCAATGTGATCACTCTTTTTTGTCCGTAGCTCAGCATCGCTTCGCTTCATATATTCGCGGCGTACTTGAATATATTTGAAGTCCTCGCGGAACTCATTGATTGCTCTAAGTGTTTCGAGTTTGTTTTTCATAATGTAATAATAGTTAAGGTTGAAACGCCATTTAAAGACGATCTAAGCCAAACTTGCAAGACATTTTTCAATCTTTTTTTATACTCTTATATATAGCAATGTTTCCGGCTTTTAATCTGTCTTGGTCCTGGCTTGCCAAATGCATTCCATCCGGACGAAAGAAAAACCTTCCTCACGTTCGCAAACCTTCCTCGCAGCGGGATAGGGTAAACACCCCAGAAGTAAAGACCCCAGGACCGGTCCGGGTAAAAACCCTGGGACCAGGTAAGGAAAACACCCAGAGGTAAAAACCCTAGGACCGGGTAAGGTAAAGACCCTAGGACCCGGTAGGGTAAAGACACTTAGGGTAAAGACCCTAGCCGGTATGAGGTAAACACCCCAGGGGAGGAGGGGGTCGATCTGACTGACGACAAGTTTTATGTTTATATAAAAAGGCCGCCTTAAAAAAATATCTCCCTCAAGGGGCTATAGGGTGACTGCCCTACCATATGGTAGCCCTTCCTTATGACTGCCCTTCCTTAAGGTAGTCACTTATTAAGGTCAGTCATTCATTATGACTCAGTTTATTTTTTACAAAAATAATTACCTTAAGGTCAGTCCTAGGACTTGAAAGCCTTATGAAGTGGCTTCCTTATGGTACGCAGTATATCATATAGGTTGTATAGATAGTTGTCAATAGACAGAAACCCTTGATAATTATCGTTCTAGGGTATTGACACTATATGATAATATGTTTTTATACCCAGAAGATGGAGGAAGATAAGGAAGAACTAATGTCAGAGATCGCTGAGGCGATTGAACTGGTACGCCAGGAGAAGTCCTTGCTGAAGAGGAAGTCCTTGACTTTGTATGACCCCAAGAAGGTATCTGAGATATTATACTTACACAGCATAGGTGTATCCCAGACAAGGATGATTAAGAAGTACGGTTTCGAGCGTCATACGATCCTGAGTGTCCTGACGGACTATGCGGATTACGTGGGCAAGTTCCGTGAGATTTCGGGGCGTATAGCTGCGAAGAACTATCTTAACTTATCCAGCCTAGAAGAGGATCTTATTGAGAGAGTACGCCAGCGTATGGAGGATGACCCCGAAATGGAGATCGGTTTCCGGGACTTGAAGGAACTATCTATAGCTAAAGCTAATGCCGCTAGAGAAGCTCTCACGGCCAGAGGAGAGGCTACGAGTATCACTGAGGAGCGTAAGGTCGTTACTCAGGACGATTACGAGGAGACTATCAAGGCCGCGAAGGATCGTATTGCCAAGGCTAAACAGGCAGAGGTCGAGGAGGTCATAGATGTCGAGGACTAATAACGGAGGAGACAGGAGCACGAATGCATATGAATAAGATATTTATAATTTACATTGTTATTGCATCCATTTGCATTGGCGTAATGAACAAGGAACTGCGTGACCTTCAAAAGCAGGTGGATATGCATCAAGAGATTATTGAGATACACAATAATATTTTCGAGAACACAAATGATGTTTTAGATTTCATCATTGATAGACTTAACTTGAACTACACGAACTATGGGAAAAGGATGCCAACCCCGAAAGGGACATAACGCTAAGAAGCAATCAAAGAACTACGACGAGATTGATTGGTCAAAGAAACCGACGGATCGGACAGTAAAAGTAAACATCAAAGGAATCAAGAGATGAATATAGCAGATGAACACAATGAAGAGATATATGAACAAGTACGGGCTATACTTGCTGAACATTTTCCTAATTTTATTTTCTGTGTTATGGACGATTTCGGTGACGTTTATTACGATTATACTAATCTACCTATCGGAAAGATGCTGATGCGGGAGATGCAGGAGGATATGGATAATGAAGCACTTGAGGATGACTGGATTATTGATTGGTCAACCGAAGATGAGGACGACGAATGGAACTAGGGCTATTCTTTTGCTTGACGGCATTCATTGCCTGGACTCTTCTTATTGCTAAAAGCTAGATGGAGCTAACCTTTACAAAGCACCCAATCCTCAAGCCACCTACGGATGAGGAAATTGTACAGCTAGGTGAGATTGATCCTAAGCTATTGGCTGAACTGCACCAGGCTCACGAGGGTCGCATCAAGGCAGCGGAGGGAGATCCCCTTCGCAATGGCTTTGACTTAGATGGTTGGTCAAGAATGCGTAAAGCGATTAGTCAATACGACGAAGTAATTACCTTCGGTGGGAATCGCAGCGGCAAAACAACGGGCTGTGCGAAGATGTTAATGGAAGCCGTAACGGAGAACGAGGACGGTCACCTTGTATGTTTTTCTCAGAATGCGGATACATCCGTAAAGGTTCAGCAGGCTGCTGTATGGGAGATGATGCCCAAGGAGTTCAAAAAGAAGACAAAGAGCATAGACGGTTACATCAACTTCAGTATGCAAAATGGCTTCACGGGATCATCATTTATCTTTCCTGACACAAGGACTCGTGTAGATTTCAAGACGTATACACAGTTCAGCAATAACCAAACAATCCTTGAGGGATTTGAGTTCGGCTTCAAGAATCCAAGCGGTATTAATATCGGGGCCTGGTTGGACGAATACCTTGGTGACGCTGCACTTGTAAATACTTTACGCTTTCGTCTAGCTACTAGAAACAGCAAGATGCTTCTAGGCTTTACCCCTATTGATGGGTACACGCCATTCGTATCCGAGTACCTGAAGGGTGCGGAGACACTGGAGACAAGGTACGCAGAATTACTTGAACGAGAAGTACCGGTATCTCAATACAGCCCTGAGCGGGATGCTGGCGTAGTTTACCTTCATTCTGACGAGAATCCATTCGGGGGATACGAGCGAATAGCGAAGGATCTTAGGAACTCACCAGAGGATGAGATTATGGTTCGTGCCTACGGGCTGCCAACGAAGTCAATGACTTCTCTGCTCCC